GACCAAACCCGAGGCCCTCTCGAGCGTCGCGTAATGGCGACGGGGAAGGTCATCGATAAAGACCTCGGCTGGGCCGCCGTGCTCAAGCGCGTTCACGAGACTAGGAAGGGCACCTACGCCAAGGTCGGCGTGCTGGCGGACTCCGAAAAGGGCGGGCTCCACGTGCCGGGCGGCTCGCTCACCGTGGCGGAGATCGCCGCCGTGCTCGAATTCGGGACCAAGAATACCGATCCCAGTGCGGGCGTGGTCATCCCGGCCCGCTCGTTTGTGCGCTCCACCTTCGATGAGATGCGCCCGGAGCTCGCCGAAGACGCCAAGAAACTCTTCGCCCAGATCCTCGAGGGCAAGATCGACGCGCATCGGGCGTGCGACATCCTTGGCGCCAAGCTCGCCGCTGGCATCAAAAAGAAGGTCACCTCTGGCGCGGGAGTGCCGCCGCCAAACGCGCCGGCGACGGTCAAGGCCAAGGGCTCGGACCGACCGCTTGTCGATACCGGGCGCATGGTCAACGCCGTCAGCTGGATCGTGGTCGACTGATGGACGCTGCCAGTCTCGTCGAGTCGTTTTTGACCGGGCAGTACGTGGTCACCCGCCGCGAGCGGGCCCGGTTCGTGAGCGGCATCGCCGTGTCCGGGCCGACCTCGTCGCTCAGCATCTCCGCCTCGGTGCAGCCGGCAACCGGCGCCGATGTCCTTCGGCTCCCAGAAGGCCGGCGACTGGTCGAGACGCGGGTCATCTACACGACGACGCAGCTCCTGGTCGGCTCCGAGGGATCGCCAAACGAGTCGGATCTAATTTCCATCGATGGACAAAACTGGGAGGTTCAGCACGTGGAATCGTGGCAGCAAGCCGAGGGAAGTTTCTTCCGCTGTATTGCGCAGGTGAGCCAAGCGGCGGTGAACCCGTGAATTCCGAGCAGCTCAAGGCCGCCATCGCGCCGCCATCGAGAGTCGGTCTTGGCGCCCCTGCGCGCGTCGATCGCCGCACGGTGGACGGCAAGGAAGTGGTGGTTCTGCTCATACGCGCGGGCGAGAGCGCGCGAGAGACGGCCCTCATCCTAAGAGACGCGCGCACCCGCTTCGCTCATCTCGAGCCGCACATTCATCATATCGAGCTTGAGATGGTGCCGAGCACCTACGCTCAGATCATGCGCGCGCAAAAGAAGCGAGCGCGGAAGTTTAGATGAGCTGGGAGGCGATCCAAAACGCCGTGCAGGAGCAGATTGCCTTCGCCGGCAGTCTCGACCCGGCCAAGGTGATCTGGAAATATCAGAATGCAGATCAGCCGCCGGTGCCCTTTGTCGAGATCTCCATCGACTCGATTGCCACGGTGGGGCAGGACTATGTTGAGACCACCTACGATGCGACGCGCACCGCCGGGCAGGAGATTAAGCAACAGGTAAAGGGCGACCGCGAGGTCGGTCTGATGATCGAATGCTACACGGCGGACATCGTTGGCAGGAGCGCAGCGGTGTTTTTGGGCGAGCTCATCCGCACGTCACTGCTCCTTCCGGCGGTGCGCTCCCAGCTTCTCGCCGCCGGCGTGGCTCCCTTCGATCCGGGCCCGGTGCAGTGGCTGCCTGCCATCGTGCAAGTTGGATTTCGTGGGCGGGCGACCTGTCTTGTGCGCTGCTACATGAACGCGCAGGACGTCATCGAGTACACCACGTATATCTCGCGCGTGAGCGGGACCGTGGTCATCTCTGGCGGTCTCAATCCTCCGACGGTCACTCTTCCGTTTGACACTGGAGACCACGAGTAACGTTTGCATATGAGGCGCCAAAGCCTTGTGATACCGTGAATTCACTGCTGGAGGGCACATGGGTCTTGATTCGATTGTGACGGTGACCATCACCACCGAGAGTCCCGGTCTCACAGCAGAGGGCTTTGGTATCCCTCTCCTTCCAAGCCACACCGCAACCTGGGTCGAACGCACCCGGACCTATGGAAGCTCGACGGACGTGACCGGCGACTTCGCCGTCAACACGCCCGAGAACATGGCTGCCACCAAGCTCTTCTCTCAGAATCCATCGCCGCCGCTCATCATGTTTGGCCGTTTCGCCAACAAGCCCACTCCACGGTGGGACGTCGGCGTGGAGGCGGTCGCAGTCGGCGGCGTCTACGGCATTCGCATCGCCGGCCCAAGTGGCGCGGCGTGGGTGAGTCAGAACGCCAGTTACACGGCGCTCGCCTCGGTGGCGTGGGCGATCAACCACGCCTACAACCAGGGCGATCTCGTCACCAACGACACGGGCAAGCTGTACGTGTGCATCACCTCGGGCACCTCGGCTGGCTCGGGCGGCCCGACCGGCACCGCCGCCGACATCACCGACAACACGGTTCACTGGATGTATGCCGGCGCGGGCGGCGCGGGCGTGGCCTCGAACGATGCCATCGTCTACAACCTCAAGCTCCTCACCGACGGTTTCATCACGCCGGTGCTCGACACCTCGAGCACGCTGCAAGGCTCGGCGGGCACAAAGACGCTGCGCATCTTCGCCGACAACCCGGCGGATTTTTTCGGCTTCGAAATCTCCGACATGCAGACCCTCACGGTCACTCAGAGCGAGCCCGATCCGGGCATCGCCGCCGATCTCGCCGCCATCAATCTCGAGTCCGATGCGTGGTACGGGCTCATCACCACCTACAACTCGAGCGCGATCGTGCTCGCAGCTGCCGCGTGGGTGGAGGCAAACGAGAAGCTCTATCCGGTCGCCCTTCAGGACTCCGCCATCGCTCAGGTGGCCAACTCCATCGCGACCGACATCGCGCACGCGCTCCAGGCGGCGAGCTACGCGCGCACGGCACCCTTTTTCCACACCGCCAACGATGACTTCGCCGACGCCGCCGAGATCGGGAGGTTCTTTCCGATCTTGCCCGGCGGTGACAACTGGCGCATGAAGTCGCTCGCCGGCGTCACCGCCAAGAAGTACACGAGCACCTTCGTCACCAACATCACGGCGAAATACTGCAACTACTATTCGAACATCGGCGGCGCCAACGGCAAGCCCGTCATCCAGGGCGACGGCAAGGTCTCCGCCAATGAGTACATCGACGTGGTGCGTTTCCGGGATTGGTACAAGGCCAATCTCCAGACGGACGTCGTCAACCTCGAGATCGCCAAGGAGAAGATCCCCTTCACCGATCCCGGCGTCACCGCGATCGAGGCGATCGTCCGGGCGCTCAACACCAAGGGCATCAACCAGGGCGGCATCGCTTCGACGCCCAAGCCCACCGTGACCGCGCCGCTCGTGGCGGACGTGTCGACGGCGGACAAGACTGCGCGTCACCTGCCGGGCGTCGAAAGCGACTGGACCCTGGCCGGCGCAATCAACAACCTGGCGGTCAAAGTCGCGGTATCGGCGTAATCCAACGGAGGGACATCGATGTACGATCCACAGTCGCATGACGTAGTCGTCGATGGCACCCCGATCGTCGGGTTTGCCGAAGGAACGTTCATCAAAGCGTCCTTCAACGAGCCGCAATGGAGCCTGAAAGTCGGCTCCGATGGGTTCGCCACGCGCGTGAGAAACGCCAATCGGTCGGGGAAGATCGAGATCACGCTCATGGCCTCGAGCCCCTCAAACGACTACTTGAACGGGCTGGCGCAGGCCGACCGGGACACCGGGGCCGGCATCGTTCCGACGCTGGTCAAGGACCGGCAGGGCACCGCCAGAGCGCAAGCTGGGCTCTCCTGGATCAATCAGATCGCGCCGCTCGAGCGCGGCAAGGATCTGCCGGACATCACCTGGGAGATGGAGACCAACTTCCTCGAGATGGACCAGGGCGGCGCTCTCGTTAATCCATGAAGGAGATCACGCTCGGTCAGAACGTCTTTCGAATCCTTCCGCTCAAGGCATCGCTCTCGTGGAAGCTCCAAGCCGAAATCATGCCGGCGCTCACCTGCGTGGCGCCGCTCTTCGAGGAGGGCGCCGAGACGCTCAACCTCGACGTGGACGTGGCTCAGATCGTCCCCATGGTGCGGGAGTTTTTCTCGCAGATGCCGCCTGACAAGTTTCTCCAGGTGACAAGGGAGCTCCTGTCGACGACGGCCTGTAACAACATGATGCTTTTTGCGCCGCCGGGATCGGGGCAGGCGGACGTTTTTGACACCGTGTTCCAGGGGAAAATGCTCGAGGTCTGGGAGCTTCTCTCTTGGTCGATAAGGGTCAACTACGCGGATTTTTTCGCCCGCCTCGGAGGGAAAAGCGCGCAGCCAAGCGCGCCAGTGGAAGCCTCCTCCGGGGCGTAGAGCATCTCCGGCCCGACTGGCCGTGCTGGCGACTTTGGATGGAAGGCAAAGCCACCTGGCACGAGCTGGAGAACGTGATGGACC